GTCTCGGCCATGTGCTGCACGTCGACAAGCTTGGATTGCATAGTCGGGATGAGGCCCTTGTCGATGATTTCCTTGGCGAGTTTGTTGCCTGCCTCGGGGCCGAGTTTGGCTACTGCGTCGCGGAGTTCGGGTCCTCCTTCGCTGTTCAACTGCTTCAGGTAGTTACCGAATAGGCCAGCCTGGTCGATCTGTCGGTTGAAGCCTTCTAGAAGGCTGACTCCTATCTTTTCGCCTGCCTGGTTTACGTCGTCCATTTGGTCGAACGCTGCTCCGAGGTCAATGCCCGAAGAGATGTTCGAGGCCATGCCAGTAATCCAGTCGTTCATTTCCTTGCGAGCAGTTTCGAGCGCCTTTGAGGCTGCGTCGACCTGTGTGGTGAGTTGCTTTACTAGGTCGATCTGGGCGCGTAGTCGTGGGTTCATGACCTGGATGGCTTTAGAGGCTCCACCCGATGACTTGGCCAGATTGTTTTCAGCATCTGCGGCGTCGTTTCCGGCGGCTGCCGCTTCCTTTGCTGCGGCTGCGATCCTGGACATGGCGCCGCCGGTGCCGAATGCGGATACTCCCCCACTGGCACCGCCTGGATTTAGTGCCTGGTTCAATCCGGCGAGTTTGTTGATGACCTGGCCGATGGGGTTGAGGGCGTCGATCGCTGCGTTGCCGATTATCTCGAATGCGGGTCCGCCGTAGCTGAGGATTCCCTGGAGTAGTTCGTTGCCTCGGTCGGCGAGACTCTTTGCGCCCAGTGCGGCGTCCAGCAGGTTGCCCGCGAGGATTCCGGCTTTCTTTCCGAGATCTTCCGTCTGCGGCTGGAGATCGCGCATACGTGTGGATAGGTTGCTAATGCCGCCGCCCGTACTGGTGAAACCTTCGATCAGGCCTTTACCGAGTGACTCTTTAAGTTCGTCAAATGCGACGTTCAGAATCTTGATCTGGCCTTGGAGAGTGCCTGCCTGCGCTGCGGCCTGCCCGCCGAACGTGGTGGACAGTGCCGCTACTGCTCCATCAAGGTCTTTGTTCTTGATGATCGAGGAATCAATGCCTGCGTTGAGTTTGCTCAGTGCGCCGAAATTACCGTCGTATGCCTTGCCTAGGGCGTTTGCGACTGATTCCAGGCTCTTGCCTGTTCCCGCGCTGACATCAAGGGCAATGTTTAGCAGTTTCTGGGATTGTGCCACGTTGTTTGTGCTGACCAGCAACCTTTCCAGGGCTGGCCGTAATTCACTGTCTGAAGTCCCGGTAGCAAATTGCAGATCGTCCACAAACTGATTCAGTTGATCGGATGCGCCCGAGAAACCGAGGTTTTCTAGGGTTGTGTTGAGTTTGGCTAGTTCTGCTTCTTCAGCCATAGCGGCTTGGACCCCGTCAACGGCCAGGGCAACGGCAAAAGCGCCGACAGCCGCTGTCGCGCCGATCAAGGCCGGGCCGACCATGCTGGTGAGTTTGTTGCCGAATCCTGAAAGGCTGTTGTCTGCTTGATTGAGGCCGCTGCGGAGTTTGGAAACGTCGGCCGCCAGATAGACGGTGAGAGTTTTGCCGATAGCCATTACAGGAAACTCCATTTCAGAACGATGCGATCGACAGCTTTAGCCCATTCCTGCATGGCACCAGTCTGGTATTGGCCAACCTGGGCAATCCAGTCTGAGCCCTCGCCGAAAGCGGCTGGGGCCCTGTTCTGTGCGCCTGCCCGGCCGAGATTTCCTTTATCTGCCAGGTAGCGCACCATGGTCGGGGAAGCCCCGCCGGATAGCCGTTTGCGGGCCCCGCCGATATTGACAGCTGGTACCCGGTCGCGCTTGACCTTAACTGAGTCGGCGATTACTTGACCCCATGGGCCCGCGTAGTTAAGGGCGGCGTTACGCCAGGCAGGCGCCATGTGCTTATCTGCGACCGCCTGGGAGGCTGTGCGGAGTTCGGCCGACGCTTCCTTGGGCAGTTTGCGAAAGGCCCGCAGAACGTCGTTGAGGCCGTCGACGTAGGTGTCAAACACTTTGGCTGGAGCCACTGCTTAACACCTCCACGATGGTAGCTAGTTGCCGAGGATCGTAGGCCGCTACCTCTTCGATGGGCCTACCGATCCTGATGGCTACTTGGGTTATGAATCTGCGGACAGATCCGGCTGGGTAGGGTCCGGCGTTTCGGCGTCCTCTGCCCAAACTGCCTTTTCCTTTGCCCAGGCCTTTACCTGTGCCAGCGTGCTAGGTGATTCCCCGGTCGAGTGAATGTAGGCGCAGATTAAGCGGATACCCATAGTGCCCGGCTTGCGCTTTGCCTTGTCGTACAGTTCCTCGGCCTCCATTAGATCCGCGGAGCAGATCTGATAAGTGGTCGATTCGGGACTGTCTGAAGTTGTTACGGTAATGCTTGGATACATGGAGTCTCCCCGTTCACTAGTTGATTATGCGAATGTAACGGTTCCCTGCATGGAAACGGTGCAGGTGGCGATCCCGGCGGCGTCGAAAGTGACGTCACAGGAGTCGATGTACATGGCCGCGCCAGTCCATACCCCCGTGGCAGATTCGACCGTGACGGCCACAGCTGCGGGGGTGGCGATTGCCGTCTGAAGTGCGTCGTACATGCCCGCGTTCTCGTCGTACAGGAAGTCGAGCGAGATCGTCGAGTTCAGGTCGGTCTGATTAAACGCGACATCCGAGAGCGTCTTAGTGCGGAGGATCGTCGGGGTCGTGGTGATCGTGCCTGTGGTGATCTGCTCTTCGTACTGAGTGGCGCCTACCTCGACGGTGAACGCGGCACCAGCCACGGATACAACAGCCATTTGTTACTCCTTCATTGAGACGGAGACGTTTATCTCCGTGGTGTAGACGGTGCCTTGCGCTCCCACATCATTTAGTTGCGGGGGGTTTACGACATCCCAGGAGAATCCTGCTGGGATGAGAGGTAATAGCAGGTCGATGGCGTTCTCGACGTCGAGGGTAGCCGCCTCATTGTTGCGAGGGCTAATGACTATCAGGACGCGCCAGCGCACCCGGTAGCCGAGAGCCGTTCCCCGCTCATGGGTGATCCAGGGCGAGTCCGGGATGATGACGACAGCTGGGGGCCGAGGTACGGCGGGGACTGTCGTGTAGACCTGGAGGCCTTGCCCGGTAAATGCCGTGACGAGGGCCTCTCTGGCTTCCGTGACTAGGGCTGTCATCCGATCATGCCCTTGACGTCCATGTACGGCCCTAGGAGGGCCATAACGCGTCGAGTCATCCATACCGATAGCCGGTAAGGGCCTGGGCTGAAATCGGTTGCCACGGCCTGCCCACCTGCGGCGGTGCGGGCCTGGTAAATCTCGACCGCCACAGATAGGGCGGCTTCCTTGCAGGCCGGGGGCTCTAGTTCGTAGGCCCCGTCCGTGAGTAGGGACGCGACGATATCGTCGGCCGCAGCTGCGACCTGATCGTAAGGCTCCTCCGGCGGGTCATAGTCGAGGTCTAGCGCTGTGGCTAGTTCCTCACCCGTTACGAGTGCCATATCGTCGCGTCCCTTATCTCAGCGGTTCTAGTTACTCAAGGCCGATGATGCCGGCGCCCGAAATGATCTGAGAAGCGCCGTAGCCGTAGACCGCAACATCGCGGCCGAGCTGTGCAACGTTCTCGACAGATGCCAGACGGGGACCGTCCTCGATCCACTTTGCGGCCTCACGGTTCGAGACCAGGATGGCGTCGCCGCCAATGTTGCGGTCGAGGATGACCGGGAGACCCGACACCTGCACACCGAGGGTGTTGGCCGACGCCACGCCAGAAACATTGAAGGTGCCGTAGTTGGACGGGAAGAACGTGCTCCAGCCGCCGATCGTCTTAAAGACGTTAGGCGAAACGAGAACGAACTCAGCGGGCATCCCCGTAGCGGTCTGGCAGGACACCGACGCGCCGAACACTGCCTCACGGAAGGCCGAGCCATCGGTATCAGTGGCCAGGTCGTAGGCCTCCACAGTGCGAGCACCGTAGACCGCTGCGACGAATGCAATATCCGTCACCTGAACGTATGAGTTCAGCATGATGCGAGTATGGGCATCCACGTATGACGGGCTCGAGCGCTGCAACAGCTGGTAGGAGATGTCCGAGCCAGCGGCGTAGGTCTTGAGCGTTGCGGTGCCCTTGAGAATGTTAATAGCGACGGAGTTAACTTCGTCTTTCTCGTCGACCTGCTCCTCGACAATGGTGGTCAGATCGCCATCCCAGTAAGGCCAATTGAAGGTCGTCCCGGTGGTTCCTGCCGACTCGACGCCGAAAGCGTTGATGGTCGGGCGGCCAAGGTCAAAGATGCCTCGGACAATGGTTGACCAGTTCGGGGGAAGGACGCCTGGGTTGTTGTCCGTGACCTGATCGAACAGGGCGCGGGCCTCGATCTCGCCGTTCAATACTGCGAGACGGTATTCGCCGAAGCTGCGGAACTGTGCGAGTGGATGAACCTCGGGTGCTGAGGTGTAGGAGCGTGCCTCGATGGTCGAGACGTGCTCACGGAGCGAGGCGATTGCCTCGCGTGCTTCGATGTCTGCGGTCACCGCAGGAGCGGCTTCCACCTCTACGGTTTCGACTGACATTTCTTCCTCTCGGATCGCGCTAACGCCTGCGGTGGCGTAAGCGGGCATATGGGTAATGCTGACCTCGGCCAAATTGGCGGCGAGGTGCTGGACGGTTGTCTTTGCGCGGTTCCACACTGACTTCGTGGGGGCGAATCCAACCGAAAGGCCCTTAGCGGAGCCGGTGCGGATTAGCGTTGCGGCGTCGCGCCCCTGGACGGTGTTGGCGATATTAAAGTCGATGTAGAGGCCGTCGGCCTCATTCTTTGCGGCGGTAATGACGCCGATGGGCTCGCCGTGACGGTAGGCGAGCGGCTTGCCGACGACGTCCTCTGGGCGAAATGCGTTAGCCGCGAAAGACTCGCGCACATTGCCGATCTGGGTATCGAGCCCGTAGGGGACGGCGCGGCCGTAGCCCTGTCCGGCAATATCCGAGTTTTCGGTGGTCTCGCGCATTTCGATGACGAAATCAGCGGCGAACTCAGTGGTCTGCATTATGGCCTCAGCTCGGGGTCGGATTCCATTAGGTCGGGCAGGTCGAGCAGTTCGCGGGCCTCGTCGATTGAGATGACATCGAGCGGGCGCAGGGTCGAGATCAGCGCGGCGATTTCGGTCGGGTTGCCGCGCAGGAATACCGACGTATCAAACTCGACGGCGTGACCTCGTGGCGTGATGTCGTTCATGCTGAGGCGCTGGGAGATCTGGAGCATCACGGGGGTGAGGCTGAGGTCAAGCAGCTGACGGTAAAGGTCGGTTCGGTTTGTGTAGGTAAGGCTGGAGCCTGACTGTGTGGCGTTGACCCATGCGGCGTCGAGATTGGCCTGGCGGGCGATGGCGAGGGCTGAGGCGTCGCGTGCGGCCACGAGTTGCATGTCGTTCGGGCTGAAGCCGCCGATGGTTTCGGTTGAGATAGTCGAGTTTAGGTAGGCCGTCGAGCGGTTAGTTCGTGCAGCTTCCCAGGCGTCGAGGAGATCGTCGACAACTGAGCCGGGAAGATCCGCGCCCGAGTTCTTTAAGATCACGTTCGGCACTGGGTACTCGGCGTATCGCAGAGATGCGGCTTCGAGCGCTGCGGCTGTGTTGCAGGCTGAGGCCATCGTGGTAAGCCAGCCGCCAGCGGGGTCGCCATCGAATCGGATGACGTCACGCGGAGGCACCGGGAAGCCGTTCCAGTAGACGGTGCCGAACGCTGGAATTGGGTCCATGACGGCTTCGGTCGTGGGATCTGGGCTAAATGAGATTTGGGTATATGGCATCCACACGATCTCAGTCGGGTAGCCATCCCACGCCCGGCTCTCGACCTTCCAATAGGCGAATCCGTAGAGCAGGAGATCCTGAACGGTTCGGCCCATAAGAGATGAGTACGTGGTCTGCATCGTCGGC